GGCGGGCGATTTCCCTGAGCGGGTCGTCGAGTGGTGGACGAACCGGCGGCGCGCGATGTCGGCGGCCCTCGAGGCCTTCGATACCGCGATCAAAGAGGGGACCCTCACACATAGCGGCGACGCGCGCCTCTTGCGGCACATTGGCAACGCCCGGAAAGACGACCTCGGGGGGCAACGGGACGAGCAAGGCAAGGCGATCTGGCTGATCCGGAAGGATCGGACCGATTCTCCGCACACGATCGATCTGGCGGTCGCGGCGGTCCTCAGTAACGAAGCGCGGAACGATGCGATCGCGGCCGGCGCGACGAAAACTCCGCAGTACGACGTCATGATCTTCGGAGGCGCCTGATGTCTGAATCCGATCCCTATTTCGACGTGATCGAACCCCGGAAACCGGGACGACCGCGCAAGGCGGAACCGGGATCGGCGATCATGACGTGGGTCCCGGCGAGTGAACACGATCGGATCGTCAAGCTCGCGTCCCAACGGGGGGAAAGCGTCTCGACGACGGTCCGACTCCTGCTCAAATCCCGACAATTTCCCTAATAAGAAACCTATCTAGGGATAATCCGGGCCTAGGATGGGCACACCGATTGCCCATGCGTTACGCCGTTTCCACGATTCAATTTAAGGCCGTCGACCAGGACGCCCGGATCATCGAGGGGATCGCCTCGACCCCGACGCCTGACCGGATCGGCGACAGCCTCGACCCGAAGGGCGCGCAATTTACGCTCCCGATGCCGCTCCTGTGGCAGCACAAACAAGATCAGCCGATCGGGAAAGTGATCGCCGCGAAAGTCACCGCGGCCGGCATCACGATCCGCGCGCAGATTTCCAAAGGGATCGCGTCGATCGACGACAAGTGGGAATTGATCAAGGCCGGCCTGGTCCCCGGCCTGTCGGTCGGCTGGATTCCAATCGACGGGACCCGGACGAAGGACGGTGCCCTCAAAGTCAGCAAATGGGGCTGGCACGAGACCTCGACGGTCACGGTCCCCATGAACGCCGAAACGACCATTCTCTCGATCAAAACCGCTGACGCTGCAGTGCGCGCCGAGTCCGGCACGCGCCTGCCGTCGAAACCCCCCGCGGTCGCGGGATCCTTGAAGCGAGTCCCCGCGATGAAGAATTACAGCGAACAGCGCACAGCCACCGAGGCCGAGCTCCAACAGAAAACGCTCGACCTCGAGGCTCTGATGGACCTCGACGAGCTCACCGACGAACAGACCGCGGACCGCGACAGCCTGACGAGCGAGATCGACCGGCTGACCGCGCGGGCCAAGAGTTACGCGGCCCTCGAGCGGGTCTCCGAGCGCAAGGCCGTCGAGATCCGGCCGCGGGCTTTCGCGCAGCCGGACGGGACCCCGAAGCATTCCGTCACAGTCGAGGAGCCGGCCCTCGCGCCAGGGATCGGGTTCGCCCGCGTCGTGCTCTGTAAGGCGGCCGCGCAATTCGCCGCCATGAAGGGCGAATTTCTGAGTGCCAACGCGATCGCGAAAGCCTGGTATCCCCACTCGGAGCGGACACAACTGGCCGTCAAGGCGGCCGTCGCGCCGGCGACGACGACGGACTCGACCTGGGCCTCTCCGCTGGTCTACAACCAGACGATCGCGGATTTCGTCGAGTACCTCCGCCCAAAGACCCTGATCGGCCAGTTTGGTCAGGGGAACATCCCGGCGCTCAACCGGGTGCCGTTCAACATGCGGCAGGTGACCGAGTCCGCGGCGATGACGGCGAACTGGGTCGGCCAGGGCCTCCCGAAACCGCTGACGAAGGCCGGCTATACGGCCGCGACCCTCGGCCCGTGCAAGATCGCCGCGATCACGGTCGACACCGAGGAGCTCCTCAAGTTTGCGAATCAACCCGGCCTGTCGGCCGAGACCGCCATGCGGGACGGCCTGGTCCGCGCGGTCGTCGCGAAGATCGACACCTCGCTCGTCAATCCGGCGCTCGCGGCCGTCTCGAATGTCAACCCGGCCTCCCTGACGAACGGGGTCACGCCGATCATCTCGTCCGGGAACACGGCAGACAATCTCCGGGCGGATATTCTCAGCATCTTCGATTCGATGATCGCGGCGAACCTCGACCCGCGGTCGTTCGTGTTGATGACGACCCCGACCGTCGCGCTGTCGATCTCGTTGATGGTCAACACCCTCGGCACGCCGGAATTCCCCAATATGACGATCAACGGGGGCACGCTGCAGGGGATCCCGGTCCTGGTCAGCAACTATCTCGCGCTGGCGGGGTACGGAAACATGCTCGTCGGGGTGGTCGCGTCCGAGATCAATCTGGCCGACGACGGACAGGTGACGGTTGATCTGAGTCGGGAGGCCTCGCTCGAATTCAGCGACGCGCCGACGCAGAGCGGGACGACGGGCGTCAGCCTGATCAGCCTGTGGCAGAACAACCTGGTCGCGTTCCGCGCCGAGCGGTTCATCAACTGGGGTCTCCGGCGGTCGGGCGTCGTGGCGTGGGTCCAGTCGGTCAACTACGGCGGCATCGGCTCACCGTTCTAGACAGCGGCGGCGGTTTGTCAGGCGGTCGTCCTCACCGTCCCCCCGAGGGCGTCCGCCGTTTCCTTTCCGAGGGTACATGGTCTCAAAGGGTCCCGGTCACGTTCTGGTGACGGCGCTCCGGGACGGCTTTCATGCCGGGACCCGCTACGTCAAAGGCGAGTGCGTCCGATTGCCTCCCATCGATGCGGCGATCCTCGCGCGTCGGCGCGAAGTCTCCCTCACGAAAACCTATACCCGGCCGCCCGCGGCGCGGCGCACCAAACGGGCGGGACGCTAACCCGTGGATCTCTTCGGGCTCCAGTTCCAGCATCAACCGTTTCGGCCACCGTCCGAGCTGAGCACGATCGCGCGGTCCGAGGTCATGCTTGAGAAACGCCTCCCCCCGCAACTGGTCAGCGGCGCCGGCCGCGGCTGGTATTCGATCGTCCATGAACCGTGGGCTGGAGCCTGGCAGCAAAACCAGTCCGAAACGGTCGAAAACATTACCGCGCATGTCGCGGTCTTTGCCTGTGTCTCCCTGATCGCCTCCGACATCGGGAAAACCCGACTCCGCCTGGTCGAACAGGACGCGAACGGGATTTGGAGTGAGACGGAAAACCCGGCGTTTTCCCCGGTCCTCCGGAAACCGAACGGCTACCAGATCCGCAATCAATTTTTCGAGGGGTGGATCACCTCCAAACTCCTCACCGGCAATACGTACGTCCTCAAACGGCGCGACCTCCGGAATGTGGTCGACGCGATGTATGTGCTCGACCCCCTCCGGGTCCGGGTCCTGATGGCGCCCGATGCGTCTGTCTTCTACGAGCTCGACGCCGACGCGATCGGCGGGATTGAGGAGAAGGTGACCGTCCCGGCGAGCGAAATCATTCATGACATCTACATCTATCTCTCGCACCCCTTGATCGGGGTCTCCCCGCTCTACGCCTGTGGGCGCGCGGCGATCCAAGGCCTGACGATCCAGAACGATTCCACCAATTTTTTCGCGAGCGGATCGAAGCCGAGCGGGGTCCTGACGGCCCCCGGCACGATCTCGCAAGAGGCGGCCGACCGCATCAAAGAGAAGTGGGAGACGAAATTCAGCGGCGCGAATGCCGGCAAGGTCGCGGTCCTCGGGGACGGGCTCAAATATGAGCCGATGACGATCCCGGCCGCCGAGTCGCAACTCCTCAAGCAACTGCAGTTCACCGGCGAAATGATCTGCATTGCCTTCCGAGTCCCCCCGCACAAGATCGGCATCGGCCCGTCGCCGAGTTACAACAATATTCAGGCGCTCGACCTCCAGTACTACGCGCAGTGTTTGCAGGAAAAGATCGAGAAAGTCGAGGAGCTCCTGGATCAAGGCCTCGCGCTCCCGAAACCCTTCGGGACCGAGTTTGACCTCGACGACCTCCTCCGGATGGATACGAAGACCTTGATCGACTCGGAAAAAGAGGCGGCCGGGATCAAGCAAGTCAACGAATCCCGGAAGCGGCTCAATCTCCCGCCGGTCGAGGGCGGCGATACGGTCTATATTCAACAGCAGAATTTTTCGATCGAGGCGCTCAACCGACGCGATCAGGCGCCGGCCCCCGGCGATCCGCAAGGCACCGCCCCGACGCCAGGGCCGACCCCGCCCGTCCCAGCGGAGGACCCCGCGACCCCGCCGGCCGAGCCGAAGGGGCTCGACGTCGAGCGGATCCGCGGCGCCCTCTTTACCAAAGTCGGCGCGCTGGTGACGAAGTATGCCGCTTGACGAAGAGACCCTCGCCGGCCTGATGACCGCGGCCATCGAGATCGCCGTCGCCCCCCTGCACGCGCGGATCGCGGCGCTCGAGCTCATGACGAAGTCGATCGGCGGCCTGCGAGGGGCCGACGGGGCGCCTGGCCTGCCCGGAGAACGTGGGCCGATGGGGGAGAAGGGGATCGACGGGGCCCCAGGCGCGCAAGGCCTGCAGGGGCTGCGCGGGCTCCCAGGTGAGAAAGGCGACCCCGGACCCGCAGGAACGACGGGACCACACGGGGCCCCCGGTCCCATCGGGCCGCAGGGGGAACCCGGACCGGTCGGGCCTCCCGGATCCGTTGGCCCGGCGGGAACCCACGGCGAGCGGGGCGAGCGGGGCGAGGTCGGCCCACCAGGACCAGTCGGGCCTCCTGGATCGGCCGGGATCGCCGGGACGAAAGGGATCGACGGTCGGGACGGCCGAGACGGGACCAACGGGACCAACGGTCTCCGCGGCGAGATCGGCCCGGCGGGGCGCGATGGCCGGCTCGAGCAACTGAAAGTGATTCAGGTCGACGATCGGCTGTGGCGGTTCTGTTTCAAAGACGGGACCCCGGTCGAGGGCGGCGACATCCGGGCGCCCTGGATGATCTTCCGGAAGGCCTTTGAAGAGGGCCGGACGTATGAGGAGGGCGACGTCGTCGTGAGTCAGGGATCGCTCTGGGTCGCGCTCGAAACGACCGCCAAGCGGCCGTCCGATCTCCGCGGCGGAAAATCGTGGGCGCTGGCGGCGCAACGCGGGCGGGATGGGACGAAAGGCGATCGCGGCAACGTCGGCGAACAGGGCCCCCCGGGGCTCGATCGGACGAAATTCTAAATGGCGGGCTCTGGAGACTGGTACGTCTCGCTCGACGTGGCGAAAAACCACTTGAACGTCACCGGGACGTTCGACGATGTCGTGATCCAGGTCTACGTCGACGCGGCCCACCGGATCGTGCTCGATCGGCTCGAGCGGGCGACGACCGACAGCGATCTCCTCGTTCTGATGGAAGGGTGGGACGCGATCACGGTCCCAGGGCCGGTCAAGGCGGCCGTTCTGGTGCAACTCGCGGAGCTCTATCGGTTTCGCGGCGACGATCAGATCGAGATCGCAGCCGAATCCGGGCGCCTCTCTAATCGGGTTGAGCGGTTTTTGGGACCATGGCTCGAACGACCTGTGGCGTAAGGGCGTACGGGCGCGTCGACCGGCTCTGGCCGGAGGCGACGGTCGTCTGTGTGGCCTCGGGGCCGAGCCTGACGCGCGCCGATGTCGAGTACGTCCGCGGCAAGGCGCGGGTGATCGCGGTCAATACGACGATCCTCCTGGCGCCGTGGGCGGATGCCTTTTATGCGTGTGATGCTCGGGTCCGACAGTGGCACGCGCCAGAGGTCCAGCGGTTTCAGGGGCTCAAATTTTCCATGGAATTCCTCGAAACGGAGATCGACGACGTCACGGTCCTCAAAAACGGCGGGATGATGGGCCTCTCCACCGACCCGACCGCTTTGCGGACCGGGCGAAATAGCGGGTATCAGGCGGTCAATCTGGCCGTCCTCCTCGGCGCCGCGCGCGTGATCCTCCTCGGCTATGACATGGGGATCGGGGCCGACGGCCGGAAGCATTGGCACCCGGATCACCCGAACGATACCGATCGCGGCGACATCGTCGGGGCGCGCTATGCGTCGTTTCGGCGGATGTTTGAGACGATCGTGGACCCGATCGCGGCCCTCGGGGTCGAGGTCCTGAATTGCTCCCGGCATTCGGCGCTGACGTGTTTTCCGCGGCCGGCCCTCGAGGCGGTCCTATGAAGGCGCCGACCGAGAAAGCCAACGATACGATCCAGATCGTCGTTAGCCGATC